TTGCTTCTACTGTATCTTTAGAGGGTACTGGTAGAAAGTATATTATCCTTGATGAGGCAGACTATCTAAATCCACAATCTACTCAACCAGCCCTTCGTGGGTTCATGGAAGAGTTTAGTAACAACTGTGGGTTTATCCTTACTTGTAACTACAAGAACCGTTTGATACCACCACTACACAGTCGTTGTAGTACCATAGACTTTACTATACTCAATAGTGAGAAACCACAACTTGCAAAAGAATTTTTTGTGAGGGTTCAAGACATTCTAAATAAAGAGAAGGTAGAGTTTGAGGAAAAGGTTGTAGCTGAAGTTCTTAACAAACACTTTCCAGACTGGAGAAGGGTTTTAAATGAGCTCCAGAGATATTCTGCATCTGGTAAAATTGATGCTGGAATATTAGTAAACATATCAGAGGTAAATATAAATGAACTTATGCAAGCGCTTAAAAAGAAAGAGTTTACAGTTGTTAGAAAATGGATTGTTCATAATCTTGATAACGACCCAAGTCGTATTATTCGCCGTATTTATGATAATCTGTATGATAATGTGGACGCTGCTACTATCCCCCACGCTGTTATTATACTGGCAGAGTATTCTTACAAATCGGCGTTCGTAGCTGACCAAGAGATTAATATGTTGGCATGTCTTACAGAAATTATGGGTCAGGTAAAATTCAAATGATAAACGTATTTGATAACGCATTAGAACCTCACGTTGCAGAACTAATTGATATGCAACTGAGAGATGTGTCTTGGAAGTACAACTACGACTCCGTAAAGAATGGTAAGAACAAACATTGGCATATATTCTGTGGACACAATCCACAAGAGTGTTATGACAATGGCTATGGTGACCTTATTCCTATCTGGAATTTTATTAAAAAACACAAACCACAACTTGAGATGGAACGTGTATATTTAAATGCTCACACACATGGTATTGAACCACATAAACATATAGATGATGGTGAGTATACTGTCCTATACTACCCTAGAATGGACTGGCAAACGTCATGGGGTGGTGGAACTCTTATAGAGGGTGATATAGTTTGTGCTAAAACTGATTGGATTGAAGATAGATTTATTGACTATAAAGGAAATAGATTGATAATGTTTACTGCTAGTAATGTACATCAAGCTCAACCAGTTTCAAGGGAGTGTTATGAACTTAGAACATGTGTTGTATTTAAAACAATTATAAAGAAAGATTAATTATGTATGAATTGAAAGAATATTTAAATGCAATTAATCACACTAAAGAACCTCTTATGGATACCGAAGATGAGGTCTGGGAGAAGAAGTATCCACCCTTTATTGTGAATAAATGTATTGCACCGTTTCAAGACACAATCATGCTTGTAAACGAAATGAACCGACTCCACCACCTAGATAAGAAACTTCAGTTTGACTTTTTACTAAATAGTATCAGAACAAGGAAAAGATTTGCGCCTTGGATGAAAGCGAATAAAATAAGTAATCTAGAGTATGTTAAAGAGTTTTATGGATACAGTAATGCAAAGGCAAAGTCTGCTCTTACCATACTCACTAGTGAACAAGTTAAAGAAATAAAAACTAGTTTGAACAAAGGTGGAAAAAATGGAAAGCATTAATTGGACACAGGAGCAGATGTTAGAGGTTACTCTGAAAGAACCAGATGACTTCTTAAAGGTAAGGGAAACTCTTTCTCGTATCGGTGTGGCTTCTAGAAAAGAAAAAACATTATATCAATCATGTCATATCTTACATAAACAAGGTAGATACTTCATTGTGCATTTTAAAGAACTATTTGCACTTGATGGTAAAGACACGAACTTATCAGAAAATGACATTGCAAGAAGGAATACTATTGCAAATCTTTTAAACGATTGGGGATTAATTGAGGTGAAGGGTAGCCTAGAACCTATGGCTCCTCTAAGTCAAATTAAGATACTCTCATTCCGTGAAAAAGACGAATGGACATTAGAAACAAAATATAACATAGGTAAGAAAAAAGAAGACTGATGGGAAAATTTGCTGAATTTTTAAAGGAACAAGATAATGAGAAACCTTATAAGTTATTAATTGTTTCACATGATGACCCTCTTGACCCTAATGAAACTGGGCCTATGATTAGAAAAAAAGCAAGTGAATTAGGATTAAAAGTTTATCTTGCAGAATTTTCTGGTATGTATATAGAATCAAAAGGTAAAAATAAATTAGTTTATTCATTTCCAGTTGATGATAAAGGTAAGGTTGAACTTCCAACTATGAAGGCCGATGCCAAATATGACAAACCATTTTTAATAAATCCAGAAGATACTTTAATTATGGCAAGAGGACTTGGTTCTTCTGTAAAGACAGGCAATCGTTCTTGGAATGTTGCAATAAAGAATTTAGAAACAGAAGGTTATACTATAGTTAATAGTATGAACTGCCATGATATATGTAACGATAAATGGTATAATCAAATTGTATTTCAACAAAATAATATTAATACACCAAACACAGTTTTAGTAAGACATTCTGAGGGTGCTGAAGAAGCGGCAGAAAAATTAAATAATAAGTTTCCATTTATTCTTAAAACTGCAATTGGTTCTAGGGGTGTTGGTGTAATGTGGATTGAAAGTTTAAAATCACTTCATAGTGTTATTCAACTTTTACACAGAGAAGACCCATACGTTGATATTATACTACAAGAATATATAAAGACAGATTATGATGTTAGGGTTATTATTGCAGCTGGACAAATACTTGGTGCAATCAAAAGACCTATAATTAATGATGATTTTAGAAGTAATGTATCACAAGGTTCTGAACCAGAACCACATGAACTAACAGAATTAGAAGCAAAAGAATCTTTACGAGCTGCAAAAGCAGTTGAGGGAAGTATTGTTGGAGTAGATTTTATTCCAGCAAAAAATAGAGATAAGGATAACCCTTATTTTATTGAGGTTAATTCTACACCTGGCCTAATGGGTATTGAAGCAGTATTATCAAAAGCAGCTGCAAAACCTTTAGGAAAAGAATTAAAGAAACAAAATAAAAGTATAACTACAGAAATACTTAAACTGTTTATGAATAGAGATAACTGGAGAAAATAATGAGTAGCAATCTGATAAACGCATTAGCAAAAAGATACGAAGCAGACATTCTAAATGCAAAGGCCAACATAGAAGTATATATTAAAAACCCAGCAGGTATAGGGGAACACCCAGACCTTGCAGGGGCGATTGACTCACAAGTAGATGTGATTGCAAGTGCAGAGGATAAACTTGGTGTTATCAATAAACATTACTCTGATAAACCAGAGATGTTAATAGAAAACGAAGATGCACAACTGGTATTAAATATATAAACCCCTTGACAAACCCCTAAATATTTGTTACTATAGTATATAGATAAAAGAAAGAGGTTTAAATGGACGCATACACACATACAGCAATTGCTGCAATATCAATGTATTTCGCATGGAAGATTGGTAGAGTTGCAAATAGAAATAGTTTGATTACACAGATAGCTGGAGATACTCTAAACAGATTAGAGAAAGAAGGCATGGTTAAATACATTGTTAAAAATGGCGAAAAGATTTATCAGAGGGTTATTTGAATTATTATAAAATTGGTTTATACACCACACTAATTACTAGTCTTGCATTTCAAGCACACAGTCAATGCTTTTATAAGAGTAATGACAACCTTACATATGTAGGACACATAGAATCTACCAAAATAGTATCTAAAAAAGTATTTCCTTATGTAGACGACACACGAAAATGTCGTATTACACTTCAATCAAGAATAGAAGGTCAATGGTATCCTGCTAGTGCAGAGTATGTATTTGGGCCTGATTTGTCCGAATCAGAAGCTTGTAGTCAAGCAGAGACTCGTGCAAAGAGAAAAATTATGAATGAAGTATTACCAGAAACTATGGATGGCACAAAGAATTTAAATTGTGACTTGACAACGGTGAAGAAATCGTGTAAAGTAGTTTATATGAATGTATTGATGCCTGTGATAGGCGAACAAAAAGTGAGAATGGAGACGTGTGAATAATAATGTTTAAGATTATATTTGGAATTATGATAGGGTATATTGCCTGTAATATAAATGCTGGAAGTGCAATAAAAGATAGTTTTGTAAATTCTGGTGCGAAAGAAATAGTCATTGAAAAAATTGAGGAGATTAAATAATGATAAAATATGGAGTAGTGAGTGCATCAGCACTTCTAATTGGTTTAGGTGCGTGTACTAACAAAGATGCACCAATTATTGAAAGTAATACAATTGAATACAAAACAGAACAAGTGCAGACGGCTGTAAGTGTTGTACCAGATTGGTTCAAACAGATGCCAGAACATGATAGAAATATCTATTCTGCTGGTACTGCAACTGCACCAGACATACAACTTGCAATAGATGTTGCAACACTTAATGCAAAGACAGTT